GTGTAATACCAGAGAACCTGTTGAAGTCTGTGATGAACTCGTCTTCAAAAGCCGAAACAATCTTAGCCACGGTCTTTGGAGTAATCACGGTTTTTTGTGTATCAGCGGTTCTCCAACCACCCTCGAACAGTCTGATACCGGCATCACGAACGAACTGTTCAAAATCTTCATTCTCTTCCAACCGTTCCACTTCGGCGGCACTGTCAACGAGCGTCTGCCAAATCGATTCCTTGTCGGCAGCACTGACCGGTGGGAGATGTTTGAGGAACTCCTCTTTGTTGCCAGCGGCCAAGAACTCGCGCATCTTCGTGCCACTAACATTGACCGTGTCGGTGCGCTTTACGCCAACCTTCTTGATTTTATCCAAAGCCAGCAGATTGGGATACTTTTTCAGGTCTTCGTCTTTGAAATTGGACTCCACGTCTTCTGCGTCGGAATACAGATTCACCACAGGAACATTGGCTTTGTCTTGGGTTAAGGTTTGTTCAAGCCAACCAAGCTCATGCATGACGGAGCGAACTGGCGAGTCCACAAACTTGACCTTCACGTTCTTTGGAAGAACCGGAACAAAAAAGTCGGTCCAAAAACGAACGAAGTCATCACCTTTGATTGGAAATTCTCCCTTGCGCACGCGGTCGCTGGAAGAGGTGTAAACCACTACCGAATCATTTTGCTTTGCCGCCATTTCAATCAGCTTCCAGTGTCCGATATGAAGAGGCTTTCCCGCGATGGGGATAAGACCAAGAGTCTTGCTTTCTGTTCCAAGCAGTTCGCGCTTTGAGACCAAGAGTCGAATGGTATCGTGAATGTCGTCGTTGATTTGCACAAGGTTCTTTTTGTCCCCGGCAATCTGCTTGAGTGAAGCATAAAATTTCTTCAGTTCGTTGGCGTAGCGGGCCAGATAGAAATTTGAATCAGAGATGATATCCTCTGGGCGCTTGCCCTGCGTGCCGATAATCTTGAAAATGTTGCCAACCAGCGCACGAATTTGCTGGAAATACGCCGTAGCCGCTTCAGGGTCGAGACGATACTGGTCTTTCTTGGCCCCGCGCACCTCGCTGTCATACTGGTCATCCTGCACGAGTTTGAAAAACTGACCATTGCTGAGTTTGAGCACCACACCTTCCGTGGTGCCACCGAGGGACGAAGGAATGGAAAGTGCCGCTGCCGAGAACTTGGTGAGAACATCGAGAGGATTATTCCAGTCAACACTCTTCATTTTTGGAGCCAGTAAAGGATTTTTCTCAATGCTTTCCTTGCTCAAATCTCCATTGTGGAATATTGGAAATGACGAGAGTTGCAGCACACTGGCCATTTGCTTGACCTTGATGTAATCGGTCACTTCCTCGCCAATGACGCTGGTGTGAAGTTCGCCGCCAACAATACGATAGTGGACCTTGCCATAACTGCGCAAGAACATTCCGCCTTTTTGCTCATAGGTTCTGGTGAGGGTATCCTTGTTTTGAGCAAATTCCACGCTGAACTCGGTGCTCAACGGAATCTTGTTCTTCATCGCTTCCAGCTTCTTGAGGTGGTCGAAGACAATGTAATATTGGCCGATGCCGATAGAACTCTTGTCGATATCACTTCTTGATGCTGCCGACAAATGAGCAAATTCCTTCGCATGAAGAATGCTGCCCTTGTAGGCCACAATCCACTGACGTTTCTCGGTAAAAACCAGCGTCAGTTTCGTTCCATCAACCTTTTCCGTGACAACCATTTTCTGGCTGACCACATCCTTGGCTCGATTAACGCGCAAAAGCTCCGTCTTCGGCTCAAAGACATACTTTTTGAGGTTCTTGATGGAGATATCCATAGCTATAAATATTAGCTAGGGTTCTCTTGGTCTAGCTTTATTTCACCCTTGGACAACTTGATGAGCGCTTCGACCGCCTGCAATGCACCTTCGAGCATGATAAGACGGTTTCTGGTCTCTTGCATTTGACCAAGATAGTTCTGTTTTACTTTTTCTAATTCCGGTAGTGTGAGGTCTTTCATAACCATATATATCAATCAATATCAAGTATTATCACCTTCCAGATATATTGTAGCACTATCCAGCACCGTTTGAGTGGCGGCGTTTCTTATGCTTATCGTAAATTGTGCCGAACGGAATTGATTGATTGGGGCCGAGAGGGTCCATGTTCTGGTTGTTGACAGGCCCAACCACGTGTCGAATTGACCCGACACCGAATCACCCGTCTTGTTGCTGGCCAATACCTCAAAGTCGCCAACGTTGCCGGAAGTCAGCCACTCACCAGAAATGTCGGTGTAGTTTCCATTTGTTGCGAACAGAGCAACGCCATCATTACGGAGACGATAACCCGAAGAAACCGTCCCGTAAACACTCTGGTCACTGACACTAACCGCTGCAAAATTTGCCTGAACAACGGTGTTGGCTGAAATGGTGATGGTTGTTGAACTGGCGTATACATTTGCCACGCCACCAACATCTCCTGTCCACTGAGTGAAGCTGTAGCCACTGGAAGCGACTGCGCTCAGAGAATAAGTTCCGCCCGCGAGACTAAACGGTTGGCCGGAACCATTGCCATTGAGATACACTACGACACCGCCGTTGTTATTGAGCGCCTGAACTGTATACTGAGTTGGCGAGGAGAAGGTTGCCGTCACCACTGTATTAGCCGAAATAGTGATGGTTGTTGAGCTGGCATATATGTTCGCCACCCCTCCAACATCACCGGTCCATTGATTAAATGTATAGCTCCCGTTTGGAGTTGCCGACAAGGAATAAGTGCCAGCCGGGCGGCTTAATGGTTGACCGGAACTGTTACCATCAATAGATACGGAAAGACCACCGTCGCTATTGAGAGCTTGAACCGTGAAGTTGCCGGGGGTTGGCGTGGGAGTTGGTGTTGGTGATGGTGTGGGGGTCGGTGTGGGGGTCGGTGTTGGTAATGGCGCGCCGCTCGAAAAAAATAAAATCGCATGTAAAAAATCTTGTATCCGGTATCGTAATTTATGTGGTCGCCCGAATTCGTTGTGCCCCAGAAAACGTAACGAATGTCCGTGTCACCGATTTTGTAATTGGTGTTGAATCCAAGGCTCGGACCAGCGGCGCGAAAAATGCTCCGCAAATCGTAACCACCCACTCTGTATTCGTTAGGCATTCAGTTGAGATTTCAAGTATTTGACTTCGGCGGAAAGCTCTTTGATGGCTTCGACCAAATAAGGAACAACCTTGCTGTATTCCACGGAATCTGGTTGACCTTCCTTATTTTTGGCAACGAGGTGAGGCAAAACTTCATTGATTTCTTCAGCGATGAAGCCGGTGTCTGGGAGCTTGTCTCCGCTCTTCCAATTGAAGGACACGCCGCGAAGACTTTCCACAATTTGAAGTGGGTTCTTCAACGTTTGAACGTTTTCCTTGTATCGGAGAGAAGAGTTTGTGTTGAAAGCAAAAGCCTGAACACCGTGTTCGAAGACAGAACCCACCGTTGACACGAAGACATATGATTCGTTCTTGAATCGCATCAGCCCGCCGCCCGTGCCCAAGTGCCACATAATCATTTCGCCCGAACCATTTTGTTCGAATTTGAACTCGCCGTTGAGCCCGGCGGTTCGAATGATGCGAGCATCGTTATCACCACCGGATGTTGAGTGGAAGTCGATGAAAGTGTGCGTGTTCTTTTCAGTCCAATACCCAAGCTCGAACCCAATAGTGCGAGTATCGTCACCGGAATTGTAAGTGTTTTGGAAGCCGGAACGGGCGATGCGCACTGCACCGTCGTCGTCCAACGTAAAGGAGCCGCCACTAATGGAAGCGCCACTAATCGAACCGGCGTTAATGTTCGCGGTGATGTTAAGTGCGTTTGAGACACTGTCCCAACGCATGTTACCAGCACCAGAGTTGCCAATCGAGAAGTATTGATTACCACCGGCGTTTCCTAGATAGAAACCAATACCACTGTTATACGACGACATTGTTCCACCGTAAATGACACCATTGTTGCCAACGTTCATCGTTTGCGAGAACGTGCCAGTTGTTAGCTTGCCAACCGAAAGATTTTGAATCGTGGCATCGTTAATGTAAACCGAGCCACCCACGACGCTGAACGGCGAAGTCGCGTAGTTACCGCTGCTATCAACGATATAGAATTGGTCGGCCTGAACCGTGAATGATGTGGTGTTGCCGCTATTCAATAGCTTGATACCGGCAACACGGCTTCCGGCCACCACATTCAATCCCCAAGCGGCGGCGACAGAACCAGAAACACCCGCAAGCGTTGTTGCCGTTTGAGTGATGGAGGATGCAAGGGAAGAACTATTGGTTGTGACAGTCGAAGACAGCGTGGTTGTAGTAGTAGCGAACGACTGAGAATTGCTCGTCACGGTGCTGCTTACCGTTGTAATGCGAGAGGCGAGGGACGAGCTGTTCGTCGTGATGCTGGTCTGAAGACCATCCATGCGCAGGGCGGCGGAACTACTATTGGTGCTATCCGCAGCGGTTAAGGTAACTACACTTGCTGCCAACGACGAGGAAGTGCTCGTGAACGATGTGTTCAGCGTTGTGACACGAGAAGCCAGTGACGACGATGTGCTCGTCAGGCTGGTTTCTGTTGTGGCCACACGACTCGACAGAGACGCGCTGTTGTTGGTGATGCTCGTTTCCGCCGTCGAAACGCGACCAGCCAGCGAGGACGAAAGAGTAGTCTGAGTCCCTTGTGTGGTGGTGAGATTTGCTGCAATAGACGCACTGTTGTTCGTAATGCTGCTTTGCAGAGAATCCATGCGCGTGGCGGCGGAACTACTGTTCGTGGAGATGGTTCCATTGATACTCGTGATTGACGAATTGATGCTTGCTACCGAGCCACTCAAGGAACCGGACGTGGATGCAAAAGATGAACTGAGATTGCGAATGTCAGTTGCGGCTGACGAGCTATTCGTAGTCACGGTGCCCTGAACCGTGGTAATGCTTGCCGCAAGAGACGAACTGTTTGTCGTCACGGTTGAATTCAGAGTGTCCACACGACCGGCCAATGAAGAGGACAATGTGGTTTGTGTTCCCTGAACTGTTGTAATGCTGCTAGCCAGCGAAGAACTGTTATTTGTGATGCTGGTCTGCAATCCATCCATTCGGGTGGCAGCGGAACTGCTGTTGGTCGTGACCGTGTTGGTCAACGACGACACACTCGCGCTCAAGGACTGGGACGTGCTCGTGAAGGATGAGTTAAGAGTCGTGACCCGGCTGGCCAACGAAGAACTGGTGTTCGTGGATGCAACTTCCTCGGTTGTGAGGCGGCTGGCCAACGAAGAACTGTTGTTGGTTACGGACGTTGTGAGAGTGTCAACACGTCCTGCGAGAGAAGACGACAGCGTGGTTTGGGCCGAGCCAACCGTTGTGATGGAAGCGGCGAGCGATGCACTGTTGTTAGTGACCGACGTGACAACCCCATCAACGCGAGTGGCAATCGAACTGCTGTTCGAGGTCACGGTGTTCGACAAACTGCTCAGAGATGCACTCAACGAGGACGATGTCGAGGTAAACGAAGAATTCAACGTTGTGAACGATGTGGCAAACGAGGAACTCACCGTTGTGAGATTGCCCTGAACCGTCGTGATACTGGATGCGAGCGACGAACTGTTCGTATTTACTGTCGTGTTGACCGTCGTAATTCTACCAGCAAAGGAAGACGATAGATTGGTCTGGGTTGCATTCGAGCTACTAATCGATGCGGCCAACGACGCACTGTTTGTCGTGGTCGTGGTCGAAAGAGTATCCATGCGGGTGGCCATCGAACTGCTGTTGGTCGTGACCGCTCCGTTTGTGGTTGTGATACTCGCCGCCAGCGAAGAACTTGCAGAAGTTACACTGGATTGAATGGTGTCCATCCTCGTGGCAGCAGAACTGCTGTTGGTTGTGACCGTTCCCGAGAGCGTGGTCAAATTTGCAGCAAGAGATGCCGAAGCGGTCAGAGTGGACGAACCAACCGTGTCAATTCTCGTGGCAAACGACTGAGAAAGTGTGGTTTGCGTGCTGGATACGCTCGTGATGGAAGATGCAAGGGATGAGCTATTGGTTGTGATGGAGGTTTGCAAACCATCCATTCTGACTGCCGCCGAACTGCTGTTTGTAACATCTGTCGCGGCAAGGGACACGACGCTCGCAGCCAAGGACGCCGAAGTGGTGTTAAACGACGAACTGAGAGTCGAGACACGCGATGCGAGAGACGAGCTAGTAGTGGTCAGCGACGTTTCCGTAGTGGTCAATCTTGACGCAATAGAAGAACTGTTGTTTGTTACCGAGGTCGAAACCGTGTCAATTCTGCCCGCGAACGATGAAGATAGGGTGGTCTGCGTTCCGCCAACCGTGGTAATGGAAGCGGCGAGGGATGCGCTGTTCGATGTTGCAGTCGATTGAATGGTGTCCATTCGCGCCGCTGCGGAGCTACTGTTGCTTGTTACTGTGTTTGATAGACTGGTTACGTTGGCATTCGTTGTATTCAGCGACCCTGATGTGGCAACGTATGATGAACTTAGCGCCGTGACAACCGTCGCCATCGAAGAACTGTTTGTCGTTACCGTTCCTTGAACCGTTGTTATCGACGAAGCAAGGGAACTACTGTTGTTCGCGACCGTGGTCGTTAGCGTATCAAAACGGGAAGCCGCCGAGCTACTGTTGCTTGTTACCGTATTGTTTGTGGTGACGATGCTTGCGGCGAGCGAGGAACTTGAACTCAACAGCGAGGCGCTCACGCTGGTCAATGTGCTGGCCAAGGAAGAGCTATTGGATATGACGGTGTTAGAAACATTCGTCACGTTGGCCGCAAGCGAAGAGCTTGCAGTGACCAAGCTTGCACTTACGGTTGTCACACGACCGGCAAGAGAAGACGACGTGGTAGTGAGAGTCGCATTTGTGGTGGTGATGCTTGCTGCGAGCGAAGAACTGTTTGTCGTAACGGTTGACGACACGGTATCGATGCGACTTGCAAACGACGAACTGGAATTGGTATACGCACCTTGGAGAGACGAAATGCTTGCGGCGAGCGAAGCACTTTCAGCAATGCCGCCAGCTGCCAAATTGTCCACGCGAGAAGCCAGAGAGCTTGAGGTGTTTGTCTGCGTCACGGAGACGCTTGTGATATTTGCGGCCAGCGATGCGCTGTTTGTGGTGACTGTGCTGGACAACGTATCCACGCGACCGGCAAGAGACGAACTCAAGGTTGTTACAGTGCCTTGATTTGTCGTGATGCTTGCCGCAAGTGAAGAACTGTTTGTGGTGACGGTGCTCGACAAACTATCAACACGAGTAGCAAGCGAGGAGCTTGTGGTGGTGAGATTGCCCTGAACGGTGGTAATCGACGAAGCGAGCGACGAACTGTTGGTGTTGACCGTTGTGTTCAGGGTCGTCACACGAGCAGCCAAAGACGAAGATGTGTTCGTCAGTGTCGTGTTGGTGGTTGCAATGCTAGCTGAGAGTGACGCGCTGTTGCTGACAATCGCGCTATTCAGAGAATCCATGCGAGTCGCAGCCGAAGAAGAATTCGTCGTGACTGTGGCGTTCGTTGTGTTGATGGATGACAGGAACGAGGCCGAGGATGCGTAATACGATGCGCTGATGTTGCGAATATCAGTTGCCGTGGACGAGCTGACTGATGTCAGAGTGCCTTGGACACTTGTGATACTGGCCGCAAGAGACGAACTATTCGTGGTCGTAGTCGCAGAAATGGTATCCACACGGCCAGCCAGAGAGGATGAAAGGGTCGTGACCGTATTTGCATTTGTCGTGATGCTGGCAGCGAGGGACGAACTGTTCGTGGTCGTGGCACTCGTGATTGTATCAAAACGACCAGCTGCCGAAGAACTATAGTTCGTGAACGTCGCGTTGGTTGTGGTGATACTCGACGCAAGAGAAGAACTTTCTGTAGTGACGCGGCTGTTGACCGTATCGATTCTTGCCGCAAAGGACGATGATTGCGTGGTCTGCGTGGAATAGAGATTTGCGATATTCGCCGCCGCGCTGGCCGAGTTGGACGTGACCGTGTTGCTGACAGAACTCAAACTCGACGAGAAAGATGCCGAGTTGCTTACGATGGTCGCGGCCAACGAAGATGAGGCGGAAGTAAGACTGTTGTTTACCGCCGTGATGCTGGCAGCTGCGGAAGCAGAATTTGCCGCCACCGTGTCAAGAATCTGTTGGAAGCTTGCCGTGAGCGAACCAGACACAACGCCGATGGAATTTTGGAACGTCGCCAGCGATTGACTGGTTGTGAATGCCAGATTTTCCACCGCTTCAACGGCGGCGTCATTGGATGCGGTATACGCATTCAAACCCGCAACCACAGACGTAATTCTGCTTGCCAACGAACTGGATGTGGTGGTTGCGGTCGAAACCACTCCGTCGATTCGGGTTGCCGACGATGCGGACGCGGCAAAAAGAGTGGTAACTGAACCTGCCAAGGATGACGAAACCGAAGTCAGATTCGAACTTACCGTTGTAATCGAAGCGGCAGCAGATGCAGAATTGGCATTAACCGTTGCAGTTAGAGCAGAAGTATCTGCTGCTGCCGTGGTCACACGGCTTGCCAGCGATGAAGAGATTGTGTAAGTGGTGCTGCTGAGTGCCGACAAATTGGCGCTCAGTGACGCGGACGTGGCTTGGGAATAGGCATATACCGTGTTGATATTGCCCGCCATCGAGGCTGAAATGACTGCCGATGAGGACTCAAACGCCGCCAAGTCAACAACCACGGCGCGAATGGCATTTTCTAGCGAGGACGTGTCTACCGCCCCACCACTACCACTACCGACATAGTCCAATTCGCTCCAACTGCGAATACCGTCACCGACCTTCATGTTTCCGGTATCGATTTCTGCACCGGCTTCACCGGAGTAAAGGACCGGGTTAGCCAAGGTCCAATTGGCTGCGGTATCACGTCTTAGTCTAATTCTTGTCGCCATGCTGTATAATTATAAGGCAACCTCCACAATATTGAGGTAAAACCGGGGCTTAGTTGCCCCCACCATCGACCGTGCTGGTGTATTCCTGCGGTGTTGTAAACGCATTACCGCCATCATAAATGAGGTCGCCGCCAAGCGGATTGACGAAGAACTGTTTTTTGAGTGGCAAGAACATCTTATTATAATTGAAGCTGTATGCTCCTTTGCCATATGCAAGTCGTCCACCGCCGTCGTATAGTTCCGCCTCGACCTCATACAGTTCGTTTGGCGCAAAATTTGGACACGAAACTTTGACCCGAAACGAGTCAGGAGAATAATCCATCGCGGCATGAGGTGAAAGAGATAGGTCAGAAATGTGCCAATATCCACCAACCGGAACAATGATGAGCGTGCCATATTGCGTCACGTCCGAGAAAAAGGTGGTCGAAAACACACCGTCGGTCAAAGTTCCGGGGGCGTTGTCAATCATGGCAATTTGCTTTCTTGTGTCGCCCGAAACGAAGTATATATACAACTTCGAGTCTCGGGTATTGCGTTGGTCGTGACGCACATTGAGAGAAAAGCGGTAAAGTGTGCTGCTGCGCAACTTGATTGGATTGGAGTCGTAATTTTCTCCGTTCGTGAGCAATTCACGAGACGCGACATATGCAGGCAAACCAACCACAGAGTCGGCGGAATCATATGACGATGATGGCACGCTCTGTGAGTTTATCAAAGCCTCGCGAGTGGCATACCAATATGACTTGCTCATGAAACTTGGAGCAACAATGGCCGGGGTTCGCGACGTTCCGGTGGTATCATCCTTCAGAATGATGTAATCTGTTTGTGCGGAGTTGCCAGCGTGACCGACTTGAGCCCCGTTGATGAGGAGGGTGTGAGTCTGAGAAAAGACCAAGGCGGCGCTGGATGTCAACCAGTAGCGGTGAGCGTGCAAACCATTGTAAAAGCTACCCGCACTACTATAATATCCGTTGTTGAAATTATTGAGCACTAGTGTTTCCTCGGGTTCGATTTTTCCCGACGCCAACACTGTTTTGGTTTCCGGCGCACTCATGGTGCGCCCATAAATTTCGTAGCGCGACAGATTACCGCACAGGGCGCGCAAATTTCCAAACTCCATTTCCAAAATCGTCTTCTTGTATTGATTCAGTTCATCGCCGTCAACACTGCTTTGAGGTAGAATGGTGGGAATGCTTTTATAGACGACCTCAAATTCCGCATTGCCGATACTGAGCACGAAGAAGTTTTTCTTGATGAAGTTTGATTGATTTGCCGGGTTCGCCTCTTGATTGTAACCATATGGGTCAACGAGATTGTTCCGGTTATACTGCGAGTCTTCATTTTCGCTCCCGGCATTGGTGCGATTCACAATTTCGTTGGCAACGGCAAAAGGAATGGTGATGAGCAGCGTAGTATCGTTGACCACCTTGTTGATTTTACCCACAAAGTCGGTGCGCAGCACACCATTATATGTGATTTCGTTGTTGCTGTAATTTGTGTAAGTGAAGCTGCGCACGAACGGATTCTTGATGCGAATGTCTTCTCCTTCCATCGCAGAACTGAATTTGGTTCCGCCCGAATGAAAGAGCTGATAGATTGGCAGGTCGCCGCCGACATCAAAATCGCGGGAAGAATTGTTTTTCGGTAACACGGCGATACCCGAGCAGGAGCCCGAAGCCATGCGATATGAATCCACGGGATATTCCGGTGCGTTGAAAATCTTCGGTGCAAGAGTGAGTTCTGGAAAATCAAAGAAGCGCACTTCCGAGTCCGTGGGCGTGCTCGTGTCGATGAGATAGTTCCTTGACCACGTGATTTGCGCTTCCTCAAATGCGGTGGCCCCAACCGGAGGAGCAATCAATGGTAAGCGAGTGGTTGGGGTGGTGGGATATGCTTTGCCGCGATAGTAGGCAAAACTTCCGGTGTAGTTTCCAGTGTCGATGCCAACACCCCTCACCGTCAAATTACCAATACCAACGTCCGTGTCCGCTGGCACCACAATCACGTAAGTTTGGCCATAGCTGTTGGTGAAACCGGAACGATTGCCCTTGACCAGTGAAACGGTGAGCGGCTTACCTGCCGCGTTGGTGGCAGATACTTCTAGCTCTTGCCCGGCCAAGATTTTTGGCGTGCAGTTGACAACGAATGAATTGCGACCAGCCTTGAAGGTGTCTTCACGCAGACCAGTGATGAAAAAGTATTCGTTGGATTGGGGGTCTATGTCAGAGATTGAAACCATAGGTTGTATATACGCCTATGGTTATAAATATTGACTAGACCGTGTTATCAATCTTGCTGAACCCGTTTTCCTTCTTAATCTCAAGCTGCTTGTCCACCATGTCGCGCATGGCGTCAAGGTGACTTATTACAACGATGAACTCAAAATTAGTCTTGAGATAGTCGAACAGAGAATGAACCATCGCCATGTTGGAGGCGTCCAGAGCGCCAAAACCTTCGTCCACCACGAGGAAATTGGCGCGAGGAAGGTTGCTGATATTGATGAGCGCCACGCGCAGGGCCAATGCAGCCACGAATTTTTCCATACCAGAGCAAAGTTCGAGCGGCCACTTGCGGTCCTCATACTTGATATAAGCATTCACGTTCTTGCCGTCCGTTTCAAGGCTCATGGTGAATTCAACAATCTGCGAAAGAATGTTGTTGGCCTCTTGTTCAATCTTGGGCATGGCGTCGGAAATAATCTTGAATGGCACACCGTCCTTGCCGATTGCGCTGAGATAATATTCATACGATGCCTCCTCGACTTCACACGCTTCAATCTTGGCGATTTGTTCTTCGATATTCTTCTGTTGGTCGGTCAGAGATACCTTGCGACTGTAAGCGTCAACATATTCCTTGTTGATACTCTTCAGTTTGGCGGCGAGATTGTTGGACTCCACAGTAAGCTTTTGAATGACCGCGTCGATGGCCTTGTTGGCTTCAATGACTTCCTTGGAGCGTTCATAAAGTTCGATTTGGGCATCGATTTCGGCAACACGAGCCGTAGCCTTCTCAATACCAGTCATGAGATTGACCTTGTCCAGTTCCTTCTTGCTAACCTGCGCACTGAGGTTGTTGGCTCGTTCTTTCAACGCAACACTGTCTTGATATTGAGAAACGAACGGAGCATATTCTCCCACTTCAATTTTGATGTTGGCCAGCGCATCAGAAAGCTCACGCGCCTCCTGCTTGTCTTTGCTTAGGCTTTCGCGCGTGGCAATGGCGTCCTTCACGAAAATGTTATTTGAACAGAAGGTGCAGTTCGGGTCATACTCGTGCTTGTCAAGATGTTCAAGCTTCTTGAGTTTTTCTTTAACGAGCGTGCGAAGCTTTTCAATTTCGTTTTCAAGACGAGCTTGGTTACGGACCAGACTGGAATGCTTCTCAGCTTTTTCTTTGAGGCCAAGAGTCGCATACGCGGCAAGCTTGGTCGCCAATTCAGCTTGTTCGGCCTTTTTGGTAGTCAATTCAGGGTCAATGCGCGTCAGGTTCACCTTGGCATCGGAAATCTTATCGGTCAGCGTGAGCTTCTCTTTCTGAATGCCGACGATACTCACCGGCACATTTTCCAGCGTGACAATCTTCTCTTGGTGAACCTTGATTTCATTGTCCACTTCCTGCTTCTTCGCGGCGTGTTTATCACGTTGAACCTTGAGGTCTTCCAGCTTGGATTCGAGTAGTGTGATGTCGCCCTTCATCGATTCCAACCTCTCGTGGTTATGTTCCTTGTTGAACATCTTGATAGCACCAGTAATTTCCTTTAGATGGTCGGATGCCTTTGCATAAAGCGAGTCGAAGATGTTCAAACCAATGAACTGTGAGAGCAACTCCTTGCGTTCGGTTTGACCCATGTCAATGAACGAACCCTGATTGCCTTGAAGAGCCAGAGAGGTTAGCACAAATTCGTCATAACTACCGAGGTAGTCGCGGATTATTTCATTCGTGCTGCGGCGGGCTTCACTGTTCAAGCTGACGTTCTTATTTTCCTCAATCTTGTAGAAATTGACATCCACCTTGACGTTGTTTTTCTTGTCGCGGGCACCCTTGCGCTCAATAACATATGTCGTGCCGTTGATTTCAAAGGTGAAGCGACCACTGAAAGACATTTTCTGCGAGTTAATGACGTGACTGGCCTTGAAGGCGCGAGCGCTCTTGTCGAAGATAGTGAAGCAGAGTGCGTCCATCAATGAAGACTTGCCGCTGGCGTTGGCCGCGAAGAGACCATAAACGTCTTCCAGCTTGGTGAAGTCGATGGTATTATTCTCGCCATAACTGAACATGTTGCTGAATTCAAACTTGATTGGACGCCAACGAATATTACGAGACTGGTCGTCTTTACTCAAATCAATGTTCAGCGTTTTGTTGATGGTGTGAACCGCTTCGATGGTTGCATCGTCCATGACCTCTGGATACTTGGCCTTGAGGCAACCGGAAATAAGTGTGTTTTGATACTCAACGTTTGTGATTTGTTGCAGGTTTGCTGCTGCTTGAACGGCGGCGGCTTTCGCTGCGCCATCGCCTTCCACGCGCATGTAAATGAGGTCCGTGATTTCGCAATTTTTGCGAATCTCGGCAATGACTTTCTTGACTTCGGTTGCAACGCTTTCCTTGCAACGAACACGAAGCTTTGGCTTCTTTGGAATTCCGGTAATGTCTGTGACCAGTTTGCCATCAACAATGTCAATGGTGAAATAGCCGTAGTCGTTTGGAATTTCGATGTGCTTGTAGGTTCTGTCCTTGACGTTCCAAAGTGAAATACCGTGACCAAGTAGCGCCTCGCCGTGATTCTGCTGCAATAGCGAACCGGCATAGCGAATGATTGGATTGTCGAGACTTGGGTCATACTTCTGCAAGTCTTGGGCAAGATGAATGTCACCGAGAATAGCAATGTCGTGGCCCTCGAACATATTGTTCGTGATGCTCTTGTTCGTGATGGTGTAACCAATGTCCGTCTTGGCGTCGAACACGCCGCCGTGATAAAGAGCAATCTTCGTGTCAAACTCGCTGAGAATTTTCTTCGTGACATTGCTCATCTTGAGAAAAGAGGTATAATCCTCGAAGATGCTCATGTTGTTGAAGAGCAGGTTTGCAAAACTGTAAAGCTTGCTTTCCTTGAGATAATACAGGCTTTCGTGGCCAAGATTCTCGATGATTGGAGAAATGCTGTCCAGACGGGTTACATTCGTGAGCAAACAGTCGTGGTTGCCGGGGATGATGATAGTCGGACGAAGGTCCGCGCAATTCTTGAGAAACTCGCTGGCCACTTGCACAGCCTCCGGCGAAAGGTCAACTTTACTGTGGAAGAGGTCGCCAGCAATGATAACAAGCGTATTGGGCGAAGTCTTTCCGATTTCCGCATAGACCTTGGCAAACACCTCCCGGTATTCATCGTGGCGTTTTGTTAGACGAATGTGAACGTCTGCGATGTGAACGATTTCTTCAACCTTTGTCAGCGTTGTCGGTAGTTTCTCGTAAGTGTCTATCATGTCATCAGTGGGTCAGCCTCATCAATGTAAAGATTATTTGGCACCTTTACGTTGTTTGGCATTTCGTTAACAATTTCAGTCCAGATTTGGCGCATTTCGGAGTTAGTCCAACCCGCTAGGCCGACTCCGATTGGAGTCATGAGAAAATTATACTGTGGGTTTACTTTAGCGTAATCCGCTAACTCGCGCAACTGCTTCTTGATTTCAGCAAGACTTGTGCTGCGCTTCTTCCCCGGAAATTCAATTGTTTGGATGGCGTATGATTTGCCTTCTTTTCCGCACTGGAATCCTCGCGCCACCCCATACACCGCCCATTTTCCAACGCGCTTTGGCGAGCCCGGTGGAGATTTCATCGCTTCCAAAAACCACGGGTCTTTGCGCCATGTATTCTTTGCGTCTCCACGACAAGCAAGCCCGGCAGAACCGGCACCGTGAAATCCATTGGCGTTTGAGCCAAAGATAAAAACTTCATGCTGTTGTAGAGAAGAAATCATATCACTCCAATCTTAACTTGGTTAGTTCCAAGAAGTCAAGCTCTTCTGTTTCTCTAATCATCTTCATGGTTTTTTCAAACCCAAGAACGTTTGGGTCGTGGCCCTCCAATCGCACGAGCTTCACCGGCTTTCCAACGCTGTGAATGTATTGCGCCAAACGAATCGCACTGTCCAGAGCATCGTCATCAAGCACGATATTTACTTCTGGACAATTGCTGTTGATTATAGCCGACTTCAATTTTGAGCTTAGTGTTTTGCCGAACAATGGAATGGCGTTTCGGCGGATTGCGATGGCGTCCAACGCGCCCTCACATAAGTATATCGGGAAGTCGAAATCTATGAGATTCTCGAAGCCTATAATATTCTTACTGAACTCGGAGTTTTTGTATTTATACCCATCATCAGAATAGCTGCGGCAGCTGTAAAAATTCAACTGATTGTCTTTGTCGTATGATGGAATCACCAAGCGATTGGCGTATGGACCTTTTGAACAAAACCCGATGTTGTAGCGAAGAATATCACACATGTTCAGTTTTCGCTTCTTCGCGTAATTCATTGCAATCTTGAAATCGATAGTGCCATCATTGTCTGCGAGGCTTCGAAAATCTTGTGGCAATTGGTGTCCTTCATCTTGACCAACTTTCTTGTCACCAAGATTGATGAGCAGCTTGTCTTTGAAAATTGATTCCGCCGTTTTACTCGGTCTGCGAGTTCCAACAATGCGCTCAAGAGACGATACTGTTTCTGGTCCCGCACCAACACGCTTGAACAAAGAAAACAAACCACGTCCCTTGCTATCACAAACCCAACAATGCCATTGATATGGTTCATCGACGCAAACTTCTAGTTTGCGTTTGCGGTGGTGACAAAAGGGGCAGTGATACGTGAGGTTGTTGCCCTTACGCATTCGACCACTTTCTTTAAGAACCTTGTTGACCAAACCCGTCAACTCAGATGTTTTGAGAGATGCCATTTCAACAGCACCATAGCAAATAACGAGCAACAGTCAATTTAGAATAAGTTACCCCGCCAAGCTGAGAACGATGGCGTCATACACGTCTTCTGTGCGCTTGTCGCGGTTGCCTTTGGTATTATAAATAACGAAGGCATCGGTGCCATATTTTGTCTCAATCATCATCTTCACAAACTCTTTTGGTTTGACCCCTTTGATTCGCGCTGCGCCAAGTGCCTTCTTTCTCGCAGTTTGGGCATGGATTGACTCTACAGGCACTTTATAATGGTTTTCTAGGATGAAACCAACCACGGCCTTGTTTTTTACTAGCTTGATAATAACTTGCTGGGAAGTGCCGCCGTTGGCAAATCCAAAAAGGCTTTCTTCGATGAGTATTTTTTCGAACGATTGTCCTTCAAGAGCGGCTATAATAAGTGCCGCCTTCTCTTGATACTTCGTTACCTTTGAAATGTCCACGAAGCCGGAAACAAGAACTTTGTTGTTCTCCGAAATGGCATATCCACATGTCGTGGTGCTAAGGTCAAGTCCGAGGACTTTCATGTAACCTTTTTATATTTTCAACCCTTCCTGCCGCCCGGCGAATACTTTGTAGTGTCGAGCTTGAGAACGTCGGTTGAGTAATTTTCTGCGGTGCTGGTGAATCCAGCTGGGTTCTTCACCTGAAATTGCTTGGAGAACTTCTGGGCGGCGTCAACGACATTCGTTTGAGCGCGACTGGTGCCCACGTCCTTGGCGCTACCACCACCAACGTTTGCGATATTAGCCGAACGCTCGTAGATGCCGAGCAAGCCGCCGTTGTTGAGGGATTTTCTGTCGATTTTGTTTTGGTCTGCCATAAATGTGTGCTCCTATGTTATTATAAGTATTGCGTCACGTGTCAAAACGGACGATAAAATTCGTTGGCCAGTCCACAAGATTCTTGATTGGACGCCCGAGTTTCGCAACGGCGACCAGCTGATTTTCTTGATATAGCCCGATTGTGGTGACAACCGGAGCGAGGAACGAACCAGTTGGGTCGTAAGATGAACTGTATTGATATCCCAGAAACACCGGATTGACTTCGGTTTCGTTTTTCTTGCAGTGACGGTTCAAGTGTTCCACCACATCCTTGACGTAAATTCTGGTCGAGCCTGTTGCCAAGTTTGGAGCAAGCGTGGTTGGGTTGAGACGATGGAGGAAATACAGCGTCAGAATGTTTCCGTCGAGCAAATCAACTTTGTCATCACCGTTGATGTCGAGGATTTTCGTGTTGACGAGATTCGTTTGAATGTAATCGTATGCCGCCTTGGTGTAAGGAGTCAGCGATGCGCTGGCGATATATTCCTGTGTCACTTCTTGAAGCAAAAGGTCTTCTGCCTCGGTCAGAAGCATATCATGGCCCCACCAACTATAATCTTCCAGTGTGCTTTGTTCGAGCACGATACCGTTCTCATCAAGTGCGGCGTCTTCATAAAACTTCTTGCGCTGCAAATAACGCATGATGAGGTCAAGGTCTGCGTAATCGAACACGCCGTCACCATTAACGTCAAACGTCATCGGACTGGCGAGCAAAGCGGTTGGGTTGGTGCTGTAATTGAATTCGCCGGGGCGCACCGAACAAAGATACTCGTGTTCGTAAATGGTGTGACTACCTTGGAAGGTCATTTCGAACCCGGCACTGCCGGTGCCCGAGAAGATGCCGCTGAAATTTGAGCTTGTGTCGGTTAGTGCGATGTAACCGTTTTTGTAGAACACGTTTCCAACCGGCTTGTTTTCCTCAAACTTATTCAATTCGTAAACGAATACTGAGCCGGAATAGCTGCTTGGCATCAGTGCTTCCTGATTGGATGCATTCACGATGTTGTTGTAATTTGCGGCGCTGGCGGTGTTGATGATTGGTGCGCCGACTATGAGATAATCTGAGGACAGGTCGATATCATAACCGTAGATGTTGTATGGCTTGCCAGCCTCTTTGTTTCGTTTCATGTCTCCAACCAAGCTCCAAGAACCAGTGCCGGAACTATCTCTGAAGAGAGTAACGCGGCCAAGCACACCATCTTCAGACCCGGTGCTGTTGTAGCTGAAATTTTCCAAGACATAACTACCGGAAACGAAATCGACTGTGCGGACCATCTTATCCGGCAAGCATCCTACCGCCGCCATGTTCCCATTGACCGCAACTTTGTAGGCAAAGTTGTTGTTTTTCATGTTTCCATGCACGCCGAAAGACTTGTAGTAGCTGCAATCGAAATCAAGACTGATGTTGTAGAAGTAAACTGCGCCAAGAATAGAAGTCTTGCTCGCCCCATTGTGTGTGCGGAAAGCGCGGTCGGCTGGTGAACCAATGAGAATTGCATCGCCGTTGATGGCCACGGTCAAACCGAAACGGTCTGAGTTGATGTTTTCCGTAACGTCAACGTTGTAAAGACCGCTGCTCATATCCAAATCGGCGTAGTCGCTGTTGGCAACGAATACTCGTGCTTCACTCCACGATGCGGTTGGGCAAGCTCCGAGTGAGGCTGAACTATAAGAGCACGTGAACAGCGCGGCGTATCCATATCCCGTCTTGTTTGTGCCGACGATAAGGCGGTCATCACTGACTTCGAGAGACCAACCAAAGTTATCAACCGCCGCCGCGATACTCGAAGTCAACTTTGCCTCAAGCTGCCATGAGAAATTTCCAGAAACGTGGGTTGGCGTCTGACCGTTCGCGGGGGTGAAGGAGGATGTTTCGACGACAGACACAAAATCTTCGATTGTGAGAATGTCCCTGTAAAGCGAGCTTGTTGGGATACTGTCGCAGGCATCGCCATTCATGAATTTCTTGCGACGATAAATGTATACCATGCCCGCGCTGCCACTAACTCCGGGCGCTCCGATGGCCATGATGTCTTTGTCAACCGACACAGAATGACCAAAGCGGTCATTTCTGGACTCGCCCTTCAACAAATTGATTTGGCCCCAATAGTCGCTTCCGCCCTTCTTCTTGTCATGCACGCAAACAAACCCCGGGTAGTTTTGACCATTGCCGATGGAACCGGTCGGAGAACCGATTGCAAGGGTGTTGTCCCTGACCGCAACAGAATAACCAAAGCTATCCTTAAAGAGTGTGCCCGCGACACTTTGCGTGAACGGGAAATGTAGTTGTTTGACGAGGCGGTGATATCCTCTCTTGTCGTCAAACTTGTATAGTCCAACGTAGCCAATACTGCTGGTGGCTAGACTGTATTTGTCCATCGAGGCACCGACCGCCACGTATTTATACCACGCGCTGACAGATTCGCCAAAGTGTTCGTTGTTTGCCTGAAACTCATCTGTTGCCGTGGATTCGTCGAAAGTCCAATCGCTGCCGCTGACCGGAGGGACATATGAAACCGGCAAGCCCATTGACATATAGTAGCGAGCGTTGCTGGCATTGACTTCCGCCACGACACCATTTGTGTGCGTGACAAAGAATCTACCCGGACCAGAAACCCATCGTGGTGTGGCCACTTCATCGCGCACGCCGCCGATTTGACGCACATCTGGGAAATGGGAACCGGAAATGCGCAGGTTGGTGTATCCGTCATCAAAGAGATTGTAAGTTTGATGGATGTTCGAAGCGTCCACCACTCTAACAGTGTTTGGCACAATGCTCTCTCCGTAGACGTTTTTTGCCACCGACATCACGCGGATTTTGTCGTGAATTTTTCGAATCTCTTTCTGACCGGTGACAAGGTTTTCCGTGGTTTGTTGAATACCAAATTGTTTGAGTGGGTCGTCGGAATAGCGATAGAACATCGCATTGGTCAGACTGTAGATATTGCGGTAGTATTTGCCGCTGAGATTTATCGGCTCTTCGACTGCACTGTAGTTTGCGCTGCTGCTTGGATAGAACGAACCGGTAATCGGTCTACCTTCGTTGATTTCAACCTTGTCAGTATAAAATGTGCTATAGCCATATCTGTCAAGCGCACCACTGTCCATGCTTTGGATAGTCCAATGCTTGAACGTGCCGAATGGCCTTACTGTGATATCGCCCGCAGAAAACTGCTTAATCATATGTAGATAAATATCTATCTACGGGTAGATTTTAGGGTGCCGATGCCCTAATTTTTATATCAAGTGTCAATCTTGACCTTGATGAGACATTCGTTGGTGAAGTCCTTCAAGAGAGGCTGACTGAGCTTGGCAACTGCCACGAGGTCGTTGTTTTCGTTGTATAGACCAACCGTGGTGATATACACCTTCGGGTCGGTATAGAATTCGGAGAAACGAATCTTACCGGCGTCTTGAGGATTTGATGCCTCTGTGTTGGACAATACGAAAGTTGGATTGTTGGAGTAATTGTATTCTTGGTTCTTCACGCGCACGAAGAAGTGACGGGAAGGAACATACTCCGTGGCTCGGGCCTTCATGCTGCTCTGAACGGCACCGTTTTTGATGGCGGTGAAGAACACGCCCGGCAAAGAAGCAAACTGACTTGACCACTGTGAGGCGGTGAATGTCCACGAACGAGCAACACCGGCAAAAGTTACATTACCAATCAGGCGTTGCAGTGCTGTGGCATTGAATACCGCGATACCGAGGCTTGGATAGACCGCGCCAATACCTTCGTAGAAATAGCTGGTGTAAGCAGAGCCACCAGCAATCGTTCCTTGGATGAGGTTATACATCTTGCCACCGCCTTGAGTCGATACGGGATTGGCGTTGTAGCGCGAGTCGTCAATGAAAGTGATGGTGTCAGATGAATCGCCCTTGATGGTGATTTCAAATTGACCCGGGTCAAGCTGGTCCTTGATTTTTGAACCGGCGAAGGAGATGACATAAATTTCATCGGCGTTGACTTCGGTGTTAACGAACGACGCAGTGTTTGATTGAACAAAGGTGAAACGAGTATCGCCCGGGGTGAGAAGCAAGTTGCGATATTGATTGTAGATGGCCTTTGTTGGATAAAGCATACTGCCCCGTGAACCGGTATCAAACGCGCTGCTGCCGCTGCCGTTCACATTACCGTAAGTAACGGAGAAACAAATTTCGGAGTCAATGGAACCGGTTTCGCGGTCATAGACGTTCAAGTAGTAAAGACCGTTCAGTGGCTCGTAAATCGAGGAGGACTTTGTGGCCTGAGCACTGCTTGTGTGGAAGCTGGACCAGCTGGAAGTTCCACCGGCAAAGAGACCTGTGGAGACCGGCTGGGTTCTGCCAGTGACGATGTCCGATGTTTCAAATTTTGAGAAAATCATGGGATGCGATATTAGGTTCCAGCTACGGTGACGGTGACAGGAATTGTGACAGAGCCGCCGCTTTCGTTACCAACAATCGTTAGAGTGGTGGTGAGAGTCTGTGTGAGAGCCGTGTTTGGAACAAACGTGAAGGTGAGACCCAATGCGATTTGTGCCGTTGTGCTGCTCACGTCTCCGATGTAAGACGGAATCGTGGCATTATTAATGTTCTGCAAACCAGAACCAACGATAGTGCCCGCTGACTTGTTGCCAAGAATCGCGGTATAGCCAAGAGTCGTGTTGTAAACCGGGTTGGTGGAAGGAACAATGACGACCTGACCGGTGTAGGTGCTGGCCACGTCAATTGAGCTTTGGCCAAGAGAAATAATCGGAATAGAGGTCACACCGGCAGGCAACGTGACGAGCTTGTATTTGAGCAACTGAGTTTCATCGGTGAATGCTTCGAATACCGGAGTATTGCGAATGGCGAGGTCGTAGTATGCCGTGCCCTGTGGATGATTTGGTTGGTAAAGGGTATAATCGATTTCGTCGTCGGCAAGAGCATATGACGTGATGTTCAATCCGCCATTCTTTGCCAGCAGTTCTCTACCCTTGCGTGTCAGAACCGCGTCCACGGTAATTGTGTTGTTTGGGATATACGCCATATGTCAATAAATATGTATCTGCCGGTTTATTTTCCAACTTTTTTATATCCTTTTTGACTCGACGGGGTCAGAACCGTCAAAGAGGCCGGATGTTCCATCGACAGTAGTTTTTTTAGTTTGACTGCCGCGCTTCCACTTTACAGGGGAATTGTTCTGGTCGTAAGAGTTTACGACCTTTTGCGAGAAGTGTTGGAGAGTGTATTTATAGTGATTGCCATGATAACCGAGCAACAGTGCGCCGTTGCTTGGATAATTCATCATGGAAAGCTCTTTGCGGTAGGTGAGTCCTGCACCGAGGCCCGCGAACAGCGACGACGTGGTTGGGGCGATGCGAGTTCTGAACAAGTCGAAGATTGAACCTGAAGCGTCGGTGGAATATACCGTGGCATTCCAACGAGCGATGCCCGGGTAGAACGATGCGGTTTGTGGCTGATATGAAACACTACCTTCGAAATATTGTGTTCCATTTGAACCGGTGCTGAACTTGCCGCCGAACACCACGCTTGAACCGGAACCAAGTTCAGATGTTGCTTGAATGACAAGGCCGGTCGAAAGAATCGACGCCTGTTTGTATTCGTTCAATGAACCGGAATTGGTCCGTGGGTCATGACCAGAAATGGAACCAGTGACCATGCCGTTGAAACTGTGAGGCAGAATCACCTGATAGGCAAGTCCAGTGCCTTGTGCCGCAACATTGAAGCTAACACTTCCGCTGAGATAGAAGGATTTTGGTCCGTTGGCGAAGGACATGGTGAACGGATAGCTTGTGGCTTCCGGCAGTTTTGCAATACTAACGGTCTTGTATTTCTTCGTCACTGTGGAAACCTCGCCGCTGTGGTTGAGATATCTTTCTGTTTCAGAGAGTGAAGCTGATGTGTCCAGACGATGCTTGTTGTAAACTTGATACTTCTTGCCGATTTCAATTACGTCTGCGCGATAGTATGCTCCGTTGTAAAACGCCAAACCGGTATTGTCTGCCATGATACCAAACCCAAGTTTGTCTTCGATTGCTGGGAAAGAAACGTGATTCACATCATTGTAAATGGCGTAGCCGTGGTCGCGCAATGCCAAGTCGGCGGCTAGACGCGGAGCGCTCGTTGCAGCAACGACTGGTTTACCGTTCACCCCAGCCACATTCTGTTGAATGACTTCCTGTTTCAGTGGCTTGAGCGCAATCTTTGGGCGTTCGAGAATTGATGGCTCGATTAGGATACCATCGATGAGCTTGGCACGGGCTGGAATCATGCCCCGAATGTATTTCAACATGGCTTTGTCGAAATAGAATCGCACGATGTTCATGAAGAACTGATAATCCACGATGCCGTAGCCTTGGGCGTAAAACAGTTCCTTGAACTTGTTGAATTTCTTGTAGCTGCTTTCGTATATCGCAGCAGGGTCTCCGATGAGGTCGGTTAGTGGATAATCACCAAAGAACTTGATGATTTCCATGTTCAAATTTTCCGACGGAGAGAAGAACACACCAAGGCGGTTGCTGCCCACTGAAACCAGTTCGCTTGACTGCATACTGGCGCGCTGACTTGGAGAAAGATTGGAAACCAGTGCTTGCTCCACATAGTTCACCTTGTTGCTGTTGAAACGGTTTGCTCCATAATCTGGTAGCTTCACGGTTTGACGGGTGTCTTTGCGAACGAACTGATATGGAAATTGGGAGCCGCTGATTGGGTCGCATTCCGTAACGCGAACCAAATCATATACCGCTCTTGGGAAGTTTACGGCAGTGAAAGTTGGGAAGTCGTGGCGGAAGGCCAGATTGGTGAGGGTCACGACGCTGCCGGAATCATACAGGTCAATCGGGCGCTCAAAAGAAACGCGCCAGAGGTTGTCGCTGACCATTTGTTCCGGGGTATCGAGGTCGTATGCGCTCTGGTGCAGAGTGTGGTTTTCGAAACGTTCGTCGTTCACCGGAGATTGCCAGATTTTGATTTCGTCGATGTTGCCGAAAAATGCCTCTGGGTCAACGTTCAACGAGGCGGTGTTTTGTTGGTAATTTCCGAAGAATACGTTCGTTCCGGCGCGGAAATTGGTGTTGTAGCTTCCGCTCAAGAAGATACTGCCCGTGGCCGAGAACACCACGCGAGCATCCTGTGCTTTCTGCACCATCAGGTCGTAACATGCTGGGAATGTGTCAATGGTGGCGTGAGTGGCTCCGACCAGATTGTATCCTTCGGCTGGGTCAGCTCGACGCAGCATGGCGTGATAGGTGGCTCCATCAAAGATTGGAGCCTTTTCGGTCATGATGGTTTTGGTAACACCGGAACCGTTATCCAGACTGAAGAAGAGACGGCCCCAATCCAACCCCTTTTCACGATATGCGCCAATCACCCACTTGTTTGAGCAGTTGGCCAAACGGAACACCTCACCTTTGGTGCTCGTCTTTGAAGGGTCGAACGCGAAAGTAAATTCAACTGTGGTGGCGCTGCCAGTCCAGTTGAGAGAGAAGTATTCTCCACTACCACTGAAGTATGGTTCATACTTCACCTCGTCGATGACATACAAGGACGTGTCCTGTAGGTTGGCTTTGTTGTGAATGCCGCCGAACTCCTTAATCTTGACGATGTTCTTTGGAATACCAAAGCAAGTGATAAGGGCGTTCAGTCCAGCCTCGGTGCCCTTGGTCTTGTAGAGGTATGGCAGGGCATTGATAAGACGCTTCCAGATAATCTTGTTGCGCTCTTCTTCCGAGAAGGTATTGCTGGAACTGTAAAGTGGACTGTCTGGGTCGAAGTCTTGTTTTGAAAACGACGCCAACAACAACGGGAGATTGTCCTTGGAGATTTCCGCGTCCCAGCCAAGTGAGGCGAGCATATCATAAACCACATCAATTGAGATGCCATAGTTTGGAGAACTCGAATAGTTGTTCTTTTCCGTCAACTGCTTCACCGCAATGCTGATATTGTCGAAGAAGTGACCAATCATTCCAACGAACGTGATATAATCGCTGTTGTTTTCTGAATCGTTGACGATGAACTCGGGAAGATTGTTGATGAGCGAATTTCCGTTTTCTTTGTCGTAGAGAGAAGCCGATGCTTCATGTTCACCAACCCAATGCAAATTGTTGTAAAGGAACCACTCATATCCGTCCATGCGGGCTTCGATTTCATCGATTTCTCTGCTGGCGTCTGAGCGCTCACTGACATAGTATGTGTCCGAGGGATTTTCAATCACCTTCAAATCAAGCGAAGCGATTTCGGCCTTGAGTTCTTGAATCCGAGTCTGTTTCCAGTTGTAACCCGCCACGCGCATGGTGGCCGATGAAAACGTTACGAAGTTTCCAAAGTTACGATAATCGGTGTTGTCGATGCTTCCCGATGTGCGTGCTCCAATCTTCGACACGATTTCAGAATAGGCATCGTCGGTTTGAGCAACCAATTCTTCCATCGAGACGGCCTCGGTGGCATTGCCTTGGCTTTCTACCAACACGGTGAAGTTTGGCCCGCGCAGTTGAACGGTCTGGTGACTTGGCAGCGTGAAGAAATAGAGGTTTTGAACAACCGGTTGGAAACCAAAGTTGTTGGTTATCCACGCGCTGGCACCCTCGGTGATTTCCAATGAGAGCGGTCGGTCGAGCTTCAATACGAGCGAATCATTGAACAACGGGTCAGTGCTCGCAACAATCTTTCGATTCATCACGAAATACGTTTCATTGCCGATATTCAACTCCGTCTTGAAGTAACCATTCAAATGGTCATTGTAGGCCATTTCAATGTTGCTTTGATTGGTCAGGAAGATGGCGTCGAAGTAAATTTTTTGCAGGAAGGCGAGCACCACGTCATACTCATCCGGCTTGCGGTTGGTGAGATGGTTCAACTCCACGTCAATGACGTAGCGAAACAGGCTGAAGTAGTAGTTGCGCACATCCTCGAAGGTGGCACCTTCGTTGTAGTTCAGATAGAGCCAGTTCTTGAACTGGTCGTAGATGCCTAGAATGTCATAAGGAGCATATGTTCCATCGGCACGAATCTTGCCACGCTGGACACCGTAGTAAATGTCCGTGAGGAAGCAGACCACGTCGAAGTCGGCGGCAGAACCGCTGCCGTGAGCAGTGAAGCCATAATAGAACTTCAAAGCAGCGGAGCCCGTTGGGTCTGCTTTGACCGCTTTGAAATACTCCGTGTAGAATTGTGGAGCGGCAATGCTGTCGAGCAGTTGTTGAGCAATTTCCTTCACCTTAAACTGCGATTTACCAAACACCGCCATATCCGAGGCTATGTTGGAATTGCTTCCGGCGAGAGTCTTTGGAATGAGTGCAATTTCGTCACGACCCGTGGAAATGGTGTCAACGACAAGTTGTTCCCCGTCCTTTGAGCCAACCAAGTCTCTCACCAGCTCAATCGTCATGACATAGTTGCCATTAGCCAGACCAAACGAGTTCATCTGCTTGCTCACATCAATGAAGAGCGATGAGGTTGGTGAACCGAACATGCCCCAATTGCTGATGAAGGTTTCGTAGTTGTAGGTTACTTGACGGGAATTGACATCCGTGAATGACTGTGTGAATGCGGTGTATTTGCCACCCGCGTCCACAAGAGAGGAGGACAAGAGATTGTTTTCCAAGTCATAGACCGAAAAGCAAACGCGGTCGGTGTCCAATTTTCCAAACGGGAAATTCAACGAGCCGCTACCTTCACTGTAGAAACTCAAGTCTTCCTGAGAAAATACCGAACCCTTGCTCAAAGATGAGGTGGAAATCTCGCGAAACTGTAGGTCATTCAGATTCATAGTTCTTTGAACGCGCTATCATACTTGGTTTCAACCTTGATTGAATTGAACACGGTGTTTACCAGCGGCACGGTGACGGCGGTTGAAAACAGCTTGCCGGTGACGTTCTCGATGACGAGATTGCCATACACATCAACGTTCGGAACTATCGAGCCACTGCTGTATAGTTTTTGAACGTCGTCCTGATTATAATCGGCTAGCTGTGGGTTGTAGTTCATCGAGAAATCTTGAAGGCTGTTGGAATCTCGTATGTGAGAATAGAACCGTCTTGCTCTGTTCTGATTTCAACCTTGAAGTATCTTTCTTGTGGCAACCCAGTTGTGTCCAACTTGAAATAGTTTCCTTTACTGTCCATGCTGAGACGTGTGAAATCATCGTATGGAACGATTTCCATTTCACTTTCTGCGTCCTTAATGCAATAGAAGCTGTCATATGGAAGATAGTATGGAGCCAAGTAGTCTGATAGCCTGTTGGTGAAAGTCTTGACCGGATAACGTTGGCGGGCTGTCACATTGAAGCGAACAATCGAGCCATGTTTATATTCCGGGGCCATGTTCTTGATGTTGACCACGGCATCGTCGATGGTAATTGGGTCGGCGCTACCGGTATTGAACACCACGTCATTCCAGCACACGTCGAGATATGGTGAATAGACCGTGTTGGTTTCTTTTGAGAAGAACTTCAGGGCACCATAATCGATGGAACTGCTTTGGTCACTGTGCATGAGCACCAGTCCATTGTTGGTCACACTGCGGTTCAGCCAAGCATTGACGATTCGGGTCACGTCCATGCACACGTCAGAAGATTGATAGTTGAAGGATTGGCTGCAAACGTATGGTCCGGTGTATGACGTGGATGACCCGGAAACTACAAGACTGGAAGAAACAAACCAAGAGGCACCACCGGTGCAATCGGTTGCTGAACCACTGACCCATCTGCTTCCTGCCACGTCACGATATTTCCATGATGCGCCCGTGCTGACCGTAGCGCCATCGTAGCGATATCCCGTGCCCATTTCCCAAGATTCAGAAACCGGTGCGGCGATGAGGGTATATTCCACTGGAACTTCGCTGGATTCACAGATTCGAAGATTGAGGAAGAATGAGGCGCTGCTGATGCTGCCTGCGGCAATCGACTCCGAAATCTGAGTCAAATCGAACTGAAGAAGCGCACGGCTGAGAATTGGCTTGAGACTGCCACTGACGCTGCCGCAACCATTGTTGCTCATCACCTTGTCAACCTGCAAAATTTCGTCGAGGCCAACGTTCTTGGTGATATAATCTGGCTCGTTCGTCAGATATGTGTCTTTGGCTGGATATAAAAAGTAGTGCATTGTCTGGGCGTTCTCACTATAAATATAACCACCGACCCGATATTCGAGCGCTATATTTACGCCACCCGACCAACAATATCTTTCGACGGGAAGCGAACTTCAAACACGGACGGGTCGAGGGACGGATACACAATATTGTTCACCGTGGCGGCGGAAATGTCATACTCGTATTTCGAATAGTCGCCATCCCGACTGGTCAGGTTCTTGATTTTCAAGCCGGTGACGGATTGCACACCATCGACCTTGGCAATTTCAAGCTGCAAGCGGCTGAGATTGATTGGTTGACAGAACTGAACGTTGTTCACATCGAAATATTGCTGCACGAGAGTAAGGCAGTTGGCCAATACTTCGCGCTTGTTGTAATTTTTGTAGGCGATGATACCAAATTCCACGCCGACGTTGATGACATAACCATCGAGGATATTCACGCTGTCGGTGAGCATACGATACTGGTTCAGGTAGCTCGCAAGATTCTGACGGATGGCTGGATTGGCATTGGTCAGGCGGCGATTGTTATCGTAGCAAAGAACATACAAATTTACCGCAAACTGATTGTTGCTGTTTGGCACCGTGATGTTGGTATTTTGTGGAGCCAAGCTGTTGGCCGAGACACCATTCACGCCACCTTGATTGTTGGCCGGGTCGAGTTGGGAATCGGTGATAGCATAAGCCTTGGCGATGCTGCCGTATTTGGCAGGCATGGCATAGGTGCGCACCACGTAGTCTTGTTGAGTTACGGCACGACGTTGAGCAGAGAAGCTGGCCAAGGCATTGTTGCGAATTTCATCGTTGGTTTCAGCGTCACGGCCACCGGTGGCAGGAGATGGGTTGTTCACGCGCACGCTACGACGAACGAGTGCGGTGAGGTCTTGCTCAAGTTGATTGAGTTGGGTGATATCACCGAAGAACTCCACGTTCGAAACGTTCTTGATAGTGTTCGCGTTCACGTTGCTGGCAATGCCGCCACCCGTGATATATCTCACCGTGAGGGTCCGCTGGCACGAGAAGAAAGGAAATTGGCCGGGTCATAGGCAATATTCTCCGAACGGAACGTGGCGGGACGGCCAACGGTGTAGATGTTTGGCACAATCACTTCATCGTCTGCGATGTTTGTGCCAGAGCCAAAAAGAAGGAATTTGGTGTTATCCGCATTGACTCCGGTTACAAAACGCTTCGAGGTGCGAATGTATTGCAGAAGGAATGGTGAGGAGTCGCGATATTTCGAAAGACCGGTGTCGTTCTTGAAGATGTTTTCGTTCTCCACCGGAACGAGGTCTTGGGCGAGATAATCCGTTTCATACCAACGATTGCCCTCGCTGTCATACACATCAAATACCTCCACCACATTGGTATCGGTGAGATTGACTTGGAAGAATGAGGATGGAGCGGAAACGCTAACCTGCTTGCTGACCATTTGACCAGAGAAAGCATTGGCGGTTTTCTTGAGAACATAAAACTCCGGTTGACCAGAACTGTTGCGCTGATAAACAGAAATTTCCAGCGGGTCGGTGGCAGTGTTGACGGTGAAATCGATTGGAGACTCCGTCAAGAAAGACACACCCCCGTCACTCACCGAGACCATACCCGGCTTGATGATTTGAGCATAGCTCATGTCTGGCACAATACTTCCACTGGTGTCGAGTTTTGCTGGAACCAACTGATAAACGTCCAAGTTTGTTACGCTCGGTGAGGTTACTTTTGCCTTGTAACCAAGAGAGGCGGCGGCATCAATGATGTTCTTGCGCTCTTCGGCGTTGACGAGCATGGATTCCTTGAATTGGTAATCGATGTAAAACGACATCACGTCGCCCACATATGCGGCCATTTCAATGAACATCATGCCGGTCGAAGCATCGCTGAAATCCTTGTAGGAATTCGGATAGTAAGTCTTCGCAAAGTCAACAAGCGATTGCTTCAGTTGACCAAAGTCGCGACTGAGATAGTTGATATCCTTTTTTCCCGGCTGAAAAGATTTTGGAGTGTCGAAAATCATGATGCGTTGTTGGTGTTCATTGCCACTTGCAATGTTTGTTCTTCTGTAACTCCGATGGATGGAACGGTGTATTTCAGGGCCACATCAAGTTTGTTCGGATTTTGTTGGTCAACTGAAATGGCAACCTCGCTGACATTCACATATGGCATCCAGCGACCCACGTCTTTGCGAATGGTGTTTTCGATGATGGGGTTGAGGTCATCGGTAACATTTGAGAAAAGAACACTCCACAGACCAGAACCAAACTCTGGGTTCATTCTGCGCTCGCCTTTTTTGGTTCGCAGGAGCATCACCAAGTTCGACTTAACTTGCTCAATCAGCGTAAAGCTTTGAGCGAAATAGCCCTGCTCACCATAACGAATGGGGAGAGTTATTCCGTAAGTTGTCAAAGATGGTGTCATGATTCAGGTGTTATGGACGACTGCGACGAGCTTTTTCGTCTGCGGCGCGAATGAGCTTTGAATAGTCTCTGGTTAGAGCATCGGTGACAGCCGCAATAGCCGGATTTTCGTGTGCTACGGATTCCGTGAGAGTTGGAACGCGGTCAAGAACCGACGGAGTCATCATCTCGGCTTCTTGTTCACTTGGAACACCACCAACGGTCTCGTTCAAGACTTGGTTCAGGATTGGGTTCTTGCTAAAAGTTTTTGGGGCAGCGACCGGAGCTTGCTTCAGTGGAGCGTCAAGGCCCACCAACGCTTTTCTTTTTGCGGCGAGCTGGGCCGGGCTAAGGGCTGGTGCGCTTGGCCGAGCGGGAGCGATTGGTTGGTGAGATTCTGTGACAACCGGACCACCACCCGCGATTTTTTCCGCGAGGATTTCCATGAGATGCTGTGGTAGAGACTTTTCGATTTCCTCGCGCACAACCAAACGAATCATTTCTTGTAGTTCTGATTTTTTCATATATACGGCTCTCTTTATAAATATAGGGTTGACCGGATATTACACGCTGATTATGCCATCAAACGTCTTTACCGTTTTGGAATTGAAGTTACTGCCTGCCCCGCCGAGAATACCACCTCGTCCAGAAGCGGAATATGGCAGGACTTCTTTCAATTTCAAAGATTCTTGAGAAGGTTGACTTGCTTGTGCCTTTTCTGTTTTTGGCGCATCTTTTTTGGGAGCGTCCCCAACCGGGAGGTTTGATTTCAGGGGCATGTTAATCCACTCCTCCTGCAATAAACACGCGACTGCTCATCAGGGTGTTGAGATTCTTGCGCATTTCTTCCATCGCCGCCTTCTGCTTGCCAAGATTGGAAAGTTCTTTCTTCCACTCGGTCAACACGGAACCCGGAATAAACGGTTCGGTGGTCGGGCCGACCTTTGTGGTGTGCTGGTGCTTGATAAGGTTTTCGAGCACCTTCATTTGAGAGTCGATGTTTTTTATAAACAGCTGGCACATGCTGTCCATCCAAAGAACCGAGGTTCTACCGAGTAGGGCTGGCTCAAATTCCTTGCCGTGGTCTCCGATATACGACTTTGGTGCGTTGATGGAGAAGCTTTCTAACGAAGTCATCGTAATCTTCTTCTCGGCATCGACCGTGATTTCCTCATCGGTCGAAAAATTCATCTGCTTCTTCGAGAAGAACATCATTTCGTTCGCTTTGGCAGAGAAAACAACACGGTCACTGTTCACCAC